GGCCAAGACACACCAGGCGTGCTCGACCTGTGTCGAGGTGCTGATCGAGCACGAGAAGGAGCCGTACCCCCGGCCGCCCGGCCACCCGAGCCCGGCCACGAGGGTGCGCAACGGGCCGAACGGCCGCACGTGGCACTGTGCGCGGCACGGCGAGGCGCTGGAGCGCAAGGACAGGGAGATCAAGGCGCGGCTGACCACGATGCGGGAGCACCGGGAGCACGTGGGCCGGTCGCGGCGGTAGCTCCAGATGAACGGGACATGCCGTACGAGGGAGTTGCAAACAGGACACCCACGCGGTACCGTGGACTCACGCCGGGTTCGCGGCCGGTGAGAGCACAGGGGGGCGACAAGCCTCCGGCGGTACCCACGTCGGGTCAGCCATACCGGCGGTGCTCGACGAAGGCTAGGCGCCAAGCAACCGCTCTGCGGGGACGACGGCGCCGACCACCGACCCACGCAATGCAGGCGTGGCGCGTCGGAGGCCAGGTGAGGAGCTAGTCCTGGCGGTACGCGGATGTGGGTAGGGCGCTGAAGCCCGCGAGGGCACGTAGGCGACCGGCTGGGGTTCGACTCCCCGGCCGCGTGCGTAGCAAGGATTCACCCATTCGGGTGAAGGCTGCGCCCGGCCGTGGTCTAGCCAAAGCGGAGCGGCAACGCGAAGCAGGGCACCCAAAGTTCACCCCGTGGGGTGGGTACGAGTGGCGACGTAATCGCCGTGCGGGAGCCGGCGGAACACTGTCGGTGTACTCGCTGGACCGCCTCCCCGGCGCGTACTTCGCCGGGTCGGACGGCCGGGCCGGGCATACGTCCGGTGCGGTGCGGATCGGGGTTCGACTCCCCGGGCGGTTACGGCTCCGGCGCCCTGGGGAGACCCCCGGAGCTGTGTTAAACGGTCGTACCGCGCCGATCCGATGCACGACGGGATCAAGGGCTTTCGTCGGCATCACGCCTGCGGGCAGGAGGGCGGTACGGCCGAGCAGGGGGCGGTAGCTCAACGGGTAGAGCCGCACGGGAGTAGCTGGATCTTCAGCCCCACGCAAGGAGCAGGTTCGAGTCCTGCCCGCCCCTCGTTGCTCGCCCACACGGACGAGTTCGATCCACCTGGAGGCAGAGGCATGAAGGTCACCGTCTGGTCGCACCTGCACCGCGAGGACGCCTGGGGCAAGCCCGGAGCGGGCGGCACGCGGCCCGGTGTGCGCGACTATGAGGCGCCGCTGATCGCCCTGGAGAACAGCGAGAGCGGCCTCATGCTGCGCACCTTCGATGGGGAGCTGCAAGACACCACGTGCGCGGTCTACGGCCCCACGGACTGGTCCTTCGTGGAGGTGCTGGAGCCGCCCTCGGACGAGGTGCAGAAGCTGATGGAGCAGCGCAAGGCCGAGCACGACGGCCGGCACAGTACCGGAATGCACATATGAGCCGAATCAAGAAGATCAATGACGATTCGCTGGATCACCTGGTCGCGGTACTGCGGTACTCGTCGCTGATCGCCCTGCTGGCCGCCGTCGCGGGCTTCTTCCTGGCCGCCGCCCTGGGCAGCCAGCAGCTCGCCCTGGCGTGCATCATCCCGGCCGTGTACGCGGGCGTGGTGGGCTACCTCGGCTGGTGGACCTTCGGTAACTCCAGCTGGAAGGAGGGCAGTGATGGCTGAGTCAGGGATCGGGTACCGGGTGACGTTCCCCGGTCCGGTGGGCAGGGTCCACGCCGGCATCGCGCCCACCCTGGTCTACGTCGAGGCGCCGCCCGACGACGACCCGACCGGAGAGGTGCAGCTCGCCGCCCAGGTGCTGGCGTACCTGAAGGGGGTCGGGGTGTTCGACCCGCGCAGCACTGGTGCCGGGGCGGACGTGCTGCTGCTGGCCGACCGCGCCGCCGGTACCGGGACGGTATGGCGGCACGGCAAGCGAATCGGCACGTTCCACCTGGAGCGCTTGTCCGGCAGGGAGGTGGGAGATGCCGGCGTTCCCGAGTAAGGAGCAGATCGAGTACGTCGGCTCGCAGGCCGCCATGCTGGCGGTGGAGCACACCGCCAGCCAGCGGGAGGCCCTGGAGCGGCTGGCGCACGACTGGTTCCCCGAGCATGACGCGATCGACCGCCGCGAGATCGGCCGCCGCCTGGCGCAGGAGCTGCTGAAGATGCAGGGCCGCCTCCAGGCACGGCTGGACCGGCTGGAGCAGGTCGGTAAGGCGAGGTGCCCGAAATGACCTTCACATCGGACAAGATTGACCCGGATGCCCTCTACACCCCCGGCGAGGTGGCCGTCCTGTTCCGCGTCGTACCCAAGACCGTCGTGCGGTGGATCAAGGCCGGCAAGGTCAAGCGCGAGGAGTACACCCGCACAGCCGGCGGCCACCACCGGGTCACCGGGGCCGGGATCCTGCGGCTGAAGAGGGAGGGCTGAGGCGTGGCCACCTACGCCAGCGACACCACCGTGGACTCCAGCGGCAGCCGCGCCGAGATCGAGCGCACCCTGGTCCGCTTCGGCGCGCGACGCTTCCAGTACGGCTGGGACCGCGACACCAACCAGGCGGTGATCAGCTTCGTGTACCGCGACCGCGAGGTGGAGTTCCGCCTGACCTTGCCCCCGCGCGATCACCCGGACGTGAAGTACTCGCCGACCCGTCGCCTCCAGCGCTCCCCGGCCGCGCAAGAACAGGCGTGGGAGCTGCTGACCCGCCAGCGGTGGCGGGCGCTCGCGCTGGGCATCAAGGCCAAGCTGGCGTCGGTCGAGGCCGAGGTCACCTCCTTCGAGCAGGAGTTCCTGGCCGCCACCAAGTTCCCCGACGGCGGGACCGTCGGGGATTGGGTGGAGCCGATCATCCTCAACGCCTACCAACTGGGCCGCGCGCCTGCCCCGGTGGCGGTCCACACCGAACTGGAGGCACCGTGAAGCCGCCCCCGATGCCGGACCACTGGTTCCAGCAGTACCTGGCCCGGATCGCCCCGCCCGGCCGCTCACCACTGCGCCCGTATGACGAGACGCTGAAGCTGTGGCGGGCCGGCGTGCGCGACGTGGCCCAGCGCCAATGGCACGAGGCTGTCATCACCGGGATGATCGAGGGCGTGAAGATGGCGCCCCCGACGCCCATGACATGGACGATCCACTGCGACCAGCAGGCGTGCCGGCTGGCCACGCTCCAGGTGGAGGAACCGGGTGCCGCACCACAAGGATAAGACCCGCCAGCGGATGCGCCGCGACTCCGCGATCGAGCGCGAGCGGGTCGCCCTGGAGATGCTCGTGCTCGGCCGGCGCAACAGCGAGATCGCCGAGCAGATCGGCGTCAACCCTGCCTCGGTGACGAAGATCCTCCAGCGTGGCCTGGAACGCCGGGCCACCGAGGAAGGCCCCACCGTCGAGACGGCCCGCGCCCTGTACCTGGACGGGCTGCGCGAGCTGAAGCGCTCCTGGATGCCGTTGGCGCTGGGCACCTTCGTGATCGACGACGACACCGGCACGACAGCCCGTCCTGACCCGCGTGCCGCCGACATCGTCCTGAAGATCCTCGACCGCGAGGCCGCCGCGCAAGGCCGGGAGATAACCCCCGCACCGGGGCAAACCAACGTAGTCAACGTATTCGGCAGCCAGGCAGATAGCCTCCGTGATCAGATCATGGCCAGCCTGGCGAACATGGCCGACAAGAGCGGCGCCATCCAGGCCGAGTTCGCCGAGATCGGCACCAGCCTGGAACTGGCCGCCGGCCGCGAACAACCCACCGACCAGCCCGCACCACCCACACCCGGAGAGGAAGCAGCATGACCAGCCGATACAAGGTCACCATCCGCACCGCCTGGGGCACCTCCAGCCACATCCTCAATGCCGAGAACTACGCCAGCGCCAAGGACGACGACTTCACACGCTTCACCTGCGAAGGCAACGAAGTCCACGCGATCCGCACCGATGCCATCCTGGCCATCGAGCACATCCCGCCGGCCGAGCAGCCGCTGATCGTCCAGCAGCCCCTCGACACCACCGCCATGATCCGGCTGGAGCTGCGGCTGCTGGCCAAAGAGGGCGCCCAGGTCGGTCACTACGTTTCCGACAAGAGCCAGGACGAACCGGTGTACCGGACCATCCAGCGCGGAGAGCTGCACCACCTGACCACCGAGAACCCCGGCGTCATCCTGCACGCGGACAACATGGAGCCCTTCACCCCGGCGGCCGTGGCCGCGCGCATCCAGGACATCCTCACCGACGTGACCAAGCACGACGAGCAGATCGGCTGGCGCGTGATCGCCGTGCGGCCCACATGAGCGAGCCGCTGAGCAGCCTCGATGCCGTACTGACCGAGATCGCCGACGAGCGCGCCCGGCAAGATGCGAAGTGGGGCGAGCAGAACCACCCGCTGATCTCGCTGGGCCTCGACGGCATCCACAGACGACGGCCGTTCGACGCCGCCATCCGGACAGCCACCTGGTACGACGTGCCGACCGCCACCCAGGCCCGCTCCGCCTGTCAGGCCAACGGGCCGGCGGAAGACGACAACTGGGCGGCCATCCTGCTGGAGGAGTTCTGCGAGTTCCTGGAGGCCGCCGCCATGCGCGACGAGGCGACCGCCCGCCGCGAGCTGGTGCAGGTCGCGGCCGTGGCAGCCGCCGCCGTCGAGGCCATGGACCGGAGGAAGACGTGAACAGCGACCCGGCGACCGTCACCCGCGCCCAGGTGAAGCAGGCCCTGGCCGTGCTCGGCCTGGTTGACCAGCGTCCGGGCTGCGAGCAGTGCGCAGACCACCTGCACTTCGTGTCGCTGGTCATCGAGCGGGGCACCGTCACCATCTGTCGGCTGCGCTTCCATCCGGACGGCCGCCTCGTCGTCGGCTCACCCATGGCGGCCACCGAAACCACGGTGGTCCCCATCCGTCGATCACGGGACGAGGTAACGCCATGAGCCGTGTACCGGTGGGCCGGCTGAACGGCCTGGACGCCGAGCCCGGCACCATCCTCGGACCCGACACCGCCGGAGAGCTGATGGTGGTGCTGGAGCGCGACGAGCGTGGGGTGACCTGCGGGTACGCCACCCGCGAGGACATCGACAACGCCAAGGACCGGATGGCGGCCGGCGAGATGTCGCGCTCTGTCTGCGAGTGGGGCCGCCCGGGTCGCGGTTGGTGGGAGCAGGGTTTCTGATGGTCCCCCTGCGGGTGCTGCTGTACCGGGTGGCGGTCGTGTGGTCCCTGGACTTCGCGTTCATCTGTTCGGCGTGGGATATCATCGAGGCCGCCCGGTACGGCTCGATGCGCTATCCGACACCGGACATCCGTACGGTCGCTGCGGTGGCGCTGTTCCTGGCCGTGAACGCCGTTGTCGCCTGGGGCAGCGGAACGAACTGGAGGCGATGATGACCATGGGTGCCGGCGAGATGACCGTGGCCAAGGCGCGGTACCGGCTGGGCCAACTGGCCGAATGCGTCGAGGAACGTAACAAGCTGCGCGAGGATGTCGTGGCCCTCCAGGACGCCTGTGATCGCGCCATGCGCTCCAGCGAATCCTGGGAGACCTGGGGCATGGGCTGGAAGGCCAGGGCCGAGGAGGCTCGCGCTGAGCTGGCCCGCACGTGGGCCAGGCTGGACGCGGCCATGGCCATGCTGCGCGCGGCCGGCGTGCAGGACGAACTGCTCACCGCTGCCCTGGATGGGGCGGCCAGGAAGGTGGATGGCGATGGCGCTACTACGTGAGGACACCCGGCCGTGCGAGGTCGGGACGCCCCTCTACGACTGGGGGAACGTGTGCCCGCGTGATGCCCACGGGGTGCACCACTGCATCCTGTCGGGCGGCCACGACGCCGGGCCGGCGCCGCTGCACGAGATCACCAAGCAGCCGGTCGAGCGGTACCACGTCTGCGAGTGCGGGACCAAGCGGGAGGTCGGACGCCCGGCCAACCGGCGTGACTGAGAGTGATGTGACCTGTGACCAGCGCAAACGTCGAGGCGCAAGATCAATCTATACCCAAGACACCGGGCCAGAAGAACGATCATGAAGCTGAATCTCAGACTGTGGGAACCCAGCAAGATCATACCGTGACCCAGAGTCATTTTTCCGGCCTCGGCCTCCCCGAGGAGGAGTACCCGGACGGCACGGTACTGATCTGGCGGTTCGAGGAGGTGCCGGCGGCCTACGCCATGCGGGACGAACGACTTGCCCGAGTGGCCGGGTACGGGGACGCCCGCTGGTGGACGCCCAAGGGCGCGGCCACCTGGGACCAGCTCCGCGAGATAGCTAGCGGCGACTCCACCCCGCCGATCGTCCTGAAGGCGTGGGGGACGTTCGGCCTCCGGGCCTCGGAGAGCGCTTCGGCGATGCTGGCCCGCCTCGGTACCGACGCGCAGCTCTGGGCGCGCGAGTTCGTGGAGCGCTTCGGGGGTGACGAGCATCTGCTGCTGACCTGGTTCGCCAGCGCCATCGAGACCGGGCGCTCGGCCGGGTACGCGGACACCGCCCTGGACAAGGCGGACGGCGGGGCAGAGCCGTGAGGGCCGTGCACGCGATCTGGACCTGGGTCTTCCTGCCGCTGACCGCCCTGGCCGTGCTCGGTGAGTTCGTCGCCGCGTTCGACACCTCCAAGGCGACCGCGGCGTGGACGGACTACATCACCACGTACCTGCCGCCGTGGGTGACCTTCGCCCTGTTCGGGGTGTTGGTCGCCTGGTTCCCGGCGCACATCGCTACCGAGTACCGCCGGAAGGGTAAGTCGTGGCCGGGAATCTGACGCCAGGCCGCGAGGTCATCGCCTCCGCGCGGCGGCCCGAGCGGGGCCAGCAGGTGGCGGACAACGCCGCCATGCCGACCCCCAAGACCGAGTCGCCACCGCCACCCACACCTGGTCGCCTGGTGCAGGTGGCGGTATCGCTGCGTGAAGACCAGGTGGAGGAGATCCGGCGGTACGTGGACGCCCGCGTGCGCGAGATCGCTCCCCTCGTGGCGCACCGAATGAAGGAGCTGGAGGAGGCGCTGGAGGAGGTACTGGATTCGTTCGGGCGTGGGTACCGACGCTATTCGGCGGTGCGCTCGGGCTGGGTTCCCGAGGACCAGGTGGACCGGTGGCGCGCTGTGCTCAACCGGAGGGCGCGGTGACCAAGAGCAAGATCCGCGCTTACCTCTTCTTCCTGCTGCTCCTCGCCGCCGGGGTCGTCTACGTGGGGCGCTCGGGATTCAACCTTCCGGGCGGGTCAGACGACAACCACACCCTGGTGCTGTCCGGCGGCTGGAAGCTCACCAGCCCGGTCGCCTATGCCGACATCGATATCGAGTGGGCCGTGGGGACCAAGCACGACACGGATTCACTGCGCGTCGATAACACCAACCCGAAGGTGTGGAACCACACCGAGCACAATTACCAGGGCGAGTATTCCTGGATAAGAATCGTCTCCAGGAACGCCAAGGTGGTGTCCTGCGGGATCAACTTCAGCGGCGCCTGGGTGGTCATGCCACAGGACAAGCCATTCAGTGCGTACTGCTACTTCCCTCTGCATTCGGGGCCGAGGAAATGACCATGAGACTTCGTCACGCCGGCCCGTACAGCCTCCAGTGCTACGCCTGCCAGGTAAGGGTGGACCGGCAGGGGGCAATGTCGGAGAAGCGGCTGGCCCGCTGGGAACGGTACGAGCAGATGGTCGAGTACATCGAGACGCTTCCACGTGGAGCCGAGATCTGGCGGCCGGTCCTGGCCAGGAAGGTCTTCGGCGGTGGCCCAACCAACTGGACGGTGGCCGGGCAGGTCGTGCGCGACATGGCAGCGCACGGACTACTGCAACCGGTGACCCACCGCGAAGGTGGGAATACGCGGTACTACCGAAAGGCGTATTAGGTGAAGACCGCCGTAGTCGACGAGGACGACCTTCCCGCGACCTGCCCGGCGTGCGACTCGCGCGGGATGCCACGCCGGCTGTCCGGCCTGCCCTGCCGCGATCCGTGGCACGGGGAGTCGCTGCTGCGCTGGGCGCGCTCGCGCGGATACACGGGCATCGTGAAGCTGATGGAGCAGGCCCGCGAGCGTAGGGCCGACTGGGGTACGGACTGGAAGGAGGAGCCGCAACGTGATCAACATTCCTGAGGGTAGGCGTGCGCTACCGCCGGATGTACGTTGGCCCGCGCCGACCGCCATACTCGCCGCTGTACCGGCAACCGGCGAGATCGACATTCTCCGATCGCGCAACGAAACGCTGGCCAAGACGCTGGCGGAGATCCTTGGTCACTTCGAGGAGAGGCGCCAGCGTTGGGAGGCGCGTGTCGACGTGAGCGAAGCGACCTTCTCCAGGTGGAAGCACGCATTGGAGGCCGGCGCTATGCGTCACGTTCCTGAACTGCTGGGTCAGATCATCGAGGAGCAGGCCAAGCACGTCTTCGCCACCCTCACCACCTGCGTGTGCGGATACGTGCCCGCCGACAACTCCGACTGGAGTGCTCACCGTGCGGCCGTGGCGGTCGAGGTGATCGCCGCGTGGATCGAGAAGCGGACCTCTCCGCGCATTGACGAGCAGGGGCCGGAGCCCAAGCTTGCGAGCGCCTGGGCGGCCGAGAGCATCCGGGAAGGGCTGCGGCGGGTTGACTGAATACGTGGAGCTGTTTGCCAACCTGGCCCAGGAAGGGCTGGGCATACAGAGACCTGGATGGATGGTGGAGAAGGTGACGCAGACGGTGGCCGTCGATTTCGACGGTGTGATCCATCGGTACGCCAAGGGCTGGCACGACGGCACGATCTACGACGAGCCCATGCCCGGCGCGATCGAGGGGCTGCACAAGCTCCAGGAGCGCTATGCGGTGTTCGTGTTCACCTCGCGGGATCCGGAGCGGGTGGCTGCGTGGCTGGTTGATCATGGCATCGTTTCCACCTGGTACACGGGCGACCCGGACGCCGGGAACCAGCACCCAGACTTCTGGAACGACCAGGAGATGGTGCTTGTCACCAACCGGAAGCTACCGGCCGTGGCCTACGTGGACGACCGGGCGGTCCCGTTCACCACCTGGGACTATCTGCTGGCCGTCCAGATGGAGGGACTATGAAGCGCCGGCTGTGCCAGTACTGCGAGGACCCCCTGTCCTGGTGGGCGTACCTGCTGCTGCGCTGGACGTGCAACGACTGCGTGTACCGCCGGGCGCGTAGCGGGCAGCCGATGACCCCGGAAGGCCGGCGGCGGATCAGGGAGCTGGAGCGCGAGGGCGGGGCTGACCGCGAGCCGGGGTGGCTCGGCCGGGAGGTGGATAAGCTCTGGGCGGCGAAGCAGAGCCTGGCCGCGCCGGCTCGCTACTACGGCGAGGGCGGCACCCTGCACGGCACGACCGAGCTGGACGTGGAGACCGACGAGCACGGCCGCGTGGTCGCGGTCTGGTACCGGTGCCAGATGCTGCCGTTCAAGCAGCGCACCGTGGACCACGACCGGGCCGCCGACATGGATCACGCCGGCCCGCCTCCGATACAGATAACCGGCGTGGAGGTGCTGGACCTTCCATCGCCGACGAGGGAGCACAGTTGCCCGCTGCCGGTTATCGCCGACCAGCCGCGAGGCGCGTCGTGGAGCTGTCCTGGCTGTGGCCAACCGTGGACGCTGATCGGCGCCGAGCCGGACGAGAGGGCCTGGCTGGATGCGGGGGACAGGCTGTGAGCCGGCCCGTTGACACCGTGCTCGTGCGCCATGGCCAGCACGAGCCCTCCGCCGTCTGTCACGAGATCCACTGCTACGTGCACAACGTGGACGAGCCCGGCCCCGGGTACCTCGGGTGCGGCGAGTGCTTCCACCTGTACCGTACGGCCGGCGAGCTGCGCCGGGCGCACCGGGCCACGATGTGGCGGATGACGCGCGGAGACCTGTGGCTGTTCGTGGGTGACGCCTGGCGCCCGTCGTGGTGGCGCTTCCTCTGGCACCTGCTCACCGTGCGAGCTGGCAAGATCTACTCGTGCCCGCACTGCTCACACGACTTCTGAGGAGGATTCATGAAGGCGAAGCGCCAGGCTGCCGAGGACGGCCGCCACTGGCCGGACGACGGCAAGATGCACCAGGAGGCGCCGTATCCCGAGGTGCTGGCCAACCTGCTCAACAAGGTCCGGTACCGGGACAACTGGTTCTTCCGGTTGGCCGCGATCGACCGAGGGCAGGGCAGCCTGGGGCTGACGTTGATCATTACCGCGCGCGTGGCCGACAGCCGCAATCGGCACGAGGTGATCAACGTGAACCACTACATGCCGGTACCGCCGGCCGCCTGCGACGAGCGTTCGTGGACGCGCTGGCTGTTCGAGCAGATCCTGTTGGTCGAACGCCACGAGGCCATGGAGTTTTTCGAACTCCTCCACATGGCCGACTACCTCGGTCAGGACGGCAACCGGTATGACCAGGTAGAACGCCCGTACTCCCCATCACACGGGCCAGGCAACGACCCGTACATGATCCGCGAGGTGGGCACCGTCGAGGACCAGCGGACCAGCTTCACGGGTGAGCTACACGACCACTGAGCGCCATCTGAACGCGGGCTGTAAACTGTCGTACCGTGCTGATAGGCTTGACCTATCATGTAAGGCCCCCACACCTGGAGGAAACGTGAGACTTTTCCAGCGCCTCAGTGTGCGACGCGGCGGCAAGCAGGCGTCCATGGGCGCCCTGGCGAGGATGCGCGACCCGCTGCGCGCGATCTTCGGTGACCCGGACGGGCGCAAGGCGCGGCTGGCCGGCGAGCGCGGTCACAAGGTCCAGCCGCTGGACGCCGGTCGCCGGCTGAACAACTACGCCCAGCAGGACGGCGGGATCGTGCGCCTCACCCCGGCACGGCGGCGGCGCATCAGCCACAAGGCCGGGCACGTGGGCGACCTGCGGACCCGCGCGGCGTACTCCCGGGGTGGTGTGGCGGCATGAAGCTGCTCTACCGCCTCGCGCCGGGCCAGCCCCCGGTGGACGTGCACACCAATGCGAAGGGCCTGCTGGGCTGGTTCACGCCCGAGCACATCGGCGGCCTGATCGCGCTGTTCCTGGTGGTGGTCTTCGTCCGCGTTTTCTGGAAGATGATCACGGGTCACCCGGTGATCTTCGCCATCCTGGTGATCTTCGGCCTGCTTGTCGCGGGCGTCCTGACCTTCGGGCACATCCCGTCCAGCGGCGGGCACCCGTTCGGGCCGCCGCGATGACCCTGGCGACGAAGGTCGGCATCGGCGTCGGGCTGGGCGTTATGGGCCTCGGTGCCATGATCGGCTCCAACATGCGCAAGCACGGCGCCGAGGTCAGGTACGGCAGTGTGGTCGTGACCAGCGGTCTGTTCGCCGGCCTGCTGGTCTGGTTCCTGATGACCGTGCCGGCCAGCGGGTGGGACTGGTGAGGCCCACGCTGGGCACCTGGATGAACGTCATCATCACCGCCCTGGGGACGGGCGCGTGCTTCGCGTTCATCGCCTCCCTGGTGGGCGTCCGTCCCTCGCGGTGGTTCTTGACCTTCCTCGTGACGGCGATCCTCGTCGGCGCGATCGGAGTCGCCGCCGTCTACTACTCCGCGCAAGGCGCACCCTGAATCCAACTGGAGGAAACATGCAGAAGCGCTGGACGACCCCCGAGGCGATCGACCGGGAGTTCCAGTACCACTCGCCGAGCGACAAGGCCCGACCGGTGCACGAGGAGGTGCGCGAGATGGTGCGCGCGGTCGCGCACCATCTCAACGACCTGCTCCCCGAGTCCCCGCGCAAGACCGAGGCCATCGGTCACCTGCGTACCGCGATGTGGGCGGCCAACAGTGCCGTGGCCTGCTACGGGGACGACCCCGAGTGGAACCCGCCGGCACCGCCCGGCGGCACCACGTGAGCGACGACCAGCCGGCGGCCCCGTACCACCGTGACCCGGTCGTGAACGACCTGCTGAGTCGAGCTGTCGATCTGGTCGCCGAGGTGAGTGGCGGCCAGTGGAACGAGCAGGCGAAGGACTGGCGCGAGAAGGCGGCCGGCTGGATGATCCAGGTCCACAAGCTGCCGATGAAGCCACACGACCGGCCCGGCGAGCAGCGGGCTGCCGAGTTCGTGTTCATGGCGATCGGCGAGGCATCCACATGCTGGGAGAAGTTGGATGGCACGGGAGTCTTCCAGGCCGATCGTGCAGCTCGCATCGGGCGCCAGCTCCTGATCAACCTCGGTTTCCAGGTGCCCATCGGATACCTGGATCGGGAAGGCGTCGAGCTGTGACCGCGCAGCAATGGGAGATCCTGCCGTTCCTGGTGGTGATCGCCTTCCTGATCACCTGGGTCGTCAGCCTGGTGATCGGGATGAAGCTGAAGGAGGCCGTGGTCGTCGCGCTGGTCGTCGCCGCCATCATCGGCGCGACCTACGTCGGAAAGAGCTTGAACTGAGCAGCGAGACGCCCCGACCGGTTCTCCATCCGGCCGGGGCGTCTCTCGTCAGCGGGGTAGAGCGGCCTACCCGGCGACTTCCGGTACCGCCATCGTAAGCGTCGGGTCGCCGATGATGGCGTCGAGCTCGTTCTTGTCGTACCGGCGACGTATACGGACCCGCTCGGCCACGTGCATCCGGCGCCAGTGCGGGGTCCGGTCGGTCTGGTACTCCACGAACTGTTTCAGGGGTACCGGCCCGATGAGGGTGATCGTCCAGGTGCCGGTCACGGCGACCTCGCCGTCCCATGGCAGGATCACGTCGCCGACGCGGAGGTCTCCGTAGGTGGTTTCTTGCCAGTCGGGTTGAGCACCCATAGTCATCTCCCCAAGACGGTTGAGTAGTTGATGCGCGTAGGGTATCATGTATCGTATGGATAGACAGCAATCAGGACAGATGAATTGGCCGGCGGCGATGGTCCTGTCGGTCTTCTTCATCTGCCTGACCGTGGTCCTGGTCGTGATCTTCTCGTGAACCCGGTCCTCATCGCATCCGGGGTCGGCTTCATGATCCTCGGCGGCGCATTGGTCGCCTGGGGCCGGCGCAACCAGGTCGGCAGCCTCGGCGGCTTCTTCGTGATCTTCGGCCTGATCTTGGTCGGCCTGGGCCTGACCACGCCCGGGAAGTGAGCTACTGCCACACCTGCCAGCGGAGGCATCGCGCGGCGCACCGCCGGCAGGCTATCTGGAATGCCGCGTTCCTGATCACCTGGGCGATCACCGTGATCGTCCGGGCCATTCAATCCACCTGGAGGAAACCATGAGGTTCCTGCTCGGCCTGGGCCTGCTCCTGCTCGCCGTCCTGCTCATCGCGTTCAGCCGGCCGATCGGCGGCGCTTTGATCTTCGCCGTGCCGAGCGCCGTGCTCGGGCTGGTGGCGCTGAGCGGCAACATGGGGGGCCGCAAGAAGTGAGGACGGTCGCCGCGATCTTGCGTCTACTGCTCGCGGTGCTGGCGGCGGTGTCGGCCGTCCTGCTGTTCGCGGATACCGAGCACTACCCCGCCACGCTGGCCCTGGCCGGAGTCGGTGCGGTAGTGGCCATCTGGGGCATGTATACCGGTATGCGCGGTCTCTTCTGAATCCACCTGGAGGAAAGTCACATGAAGGGAACCTTCGCGGGCATCGGCGTCCTGCTGATAGCCCTAGGTATCGGTTCGATCTTCACTGCGAGTCGTCCCGGCGGCAACGCGGGGAACGACGTGATCTTCGGCCTGATCTCGATCGCGGGCGGCGCCGTCCTGCTGTGGTCCGCGCTGAGCGGAGGGGGGAGCGAGAAGAAGTGAAGACCCTGCTCAGGTGGCCCGTTGTGCTGCTCGGCCTGGCCGGCGTGGCGCTCGCGGTAATGCGTCCCGACGTGCTCGGCGAGTTCGGCTCCGGCTCCGAGCCGGCCCGCCCACACAAGCCGCCGGCACTCCAGACCGGGTACCACACGCGCCACGTCATCAGCTTCGAGTCCACCTGGACGTTGCCCAGCACGCCGTTCCAGATCATCTACTGGCGGGGCAACATCCCGACCGTGGTCACCCAGACCGACCTGGAGCGCGGGCCGAAGGGAGCCAAGCACGGCACGCCGCGCTGGTACATCGAGTTCACCTACGATCCGGGCGTGCCGTACGCCATGCAGGTGAACCAGGCCGACGTCCATGCCGTGAGCACCGGCTGCAAGATGGCCATCGACAACCTGCCGGTGGACGAGGAGTACCAGTCTGGCGCCGGGATCGCGCACTGCTGGGTGAACCCGGTCTGATCGAACGCCCGTTCTAACGTGTAGGGCCACGCTTGACAACTGTCGGGCGTGGCCCTCACACTGTCCCCGGAATCGGACATGACGGGGAGTAGTGACATGCGTACAGGTGTTCGAATGATCGGACTGGCCATGGTGCTGGTCGTCGCGCTCATGGCGGCGCTCGTCGTCGCCGGCTCCCCGTGGGACGTGCGGATGACGCCGGACGGGACCGCCGGCCTCGCGCTGGTGGGTCTCCTCGTCGCCTGGGTCGGGGCATCGCTCCTGCTTGGCCGCCGCCGCACGTGAGGCGCAGATGGCCGGAAGCCGTACTGGCTGGCGTGGTGGTCGGCGTCGTCGCGCCCGTCGTGGTGATGTTCCTGCTCTCGTTCTTCGTGCCCTGCTGCTCCGAACCGCCGGCCGGCCCGGAGCCGTCTGCCAGCTTCGCCGGCCCGCCCGTTCCTCCCTGACCGGTCAATCTTGACCGGTACCCTCGCGGCATGGCGCGATCACCGATGGAGGAGCTGGCCCGGCTCTCCCCCGAGGTGCAGGCGCGCTGGCTGGCCGAGCAGCCGGTGCACGTGCTGGAGCAGATGGCCCGCCGCGAGTGGTGGTGGATCGGCCGACCCGAGCAACAGACGCCGGCCGGCAAGTGGTTCGTCTGGCTCATCCAGACCGGCCGGGGCTGGGGCAAGACCCAGACCGGCGCCGAGTGGATCGTGGACCGGGCGATCCGGTACCCGCTGGACCTGACCGGCCGGCCTACCGAGCACCTGCTGATCGCCGAGACGTTGACCGACGCCATGCGCCAGTGCATCGGCGGCCCGGCCGGCGTGCGCCGGGTGCTGGAGCGGCGGCTGGGGTCTGAGTCCAGGTACACGGACGGCCGGGACGGCGGTGCCTGGCACCTGATCAAGAGCCCCAAGCCGTTCATCGAGATCTTCGATCACCATCAGGTGATCTACATCGAGGGCGCCGACGACGAGGACGTGGGGCGCGGGTACAACGCGGCCTCGGCCTGGCTGGATGAGTTCGCCAAGTGGAAGAAGCCTGACGGGTCGTGGACCGAGGGCATCATGCCGGGCCTGCGTGCGGACATCCCCGGCGACTTCCCGCGCGCTCTGGTCACCACCACGCCCAAGCTGGTCGTGCAGCTCGTGGAGTGGCAGGGCCGTGCGGACGGGTCGGTCTGGCTGACCCGAGGCTCCACGTACGAGAACGCCGGCAACCTGGCCGCACCCGCGCTGGCCGAGCTGCACAAGCGCTACGCCGGTACCCGGCTGGGGCGCCAGGAGCTGGGCGGCGAGCTGATCATGGAGGCCGAGGGCGCCCTCTGGGGCCTCGGCATGATCGAGCCGTACCGGGCGGCCCGCCCGCCCGAGCTGACCAACGTGGTCGTGGGCATGGACCCACCCGGCGCCGACGACCCGACCTCCGACGAGTGCGGACTGATCGCCGCCGGCAAGGGCGTGGACGGCCGGGACTACGTGCTCGGCGACTGGAGCAAGCGCATCGTCGGGCACGCCGCCGCACGCCGGGCCTGGACGATGGTGATCGAGTACGGCGCGAGCGTCCTGATCGTCGAGGACAACCAGGGCAAGCGCTGGTTGCGCGAGGTGCTGGTCCGGGCCTACCGCGAGATGCAGGATGAGGGGCTGTTTCCACCTGGAGGCAACCCGCCGGTCAAGATGGTCACCGCCAAGATCGGCAAGCGGCTGCGCGCCGAACCGGTCGCCGCACGCTACGAGCAGGGCTACGTCTCCCACGTGCGCGGCCAGAACCTCGGCAACCTGGAGACCCAGATGGTCAACTGGGTGCCGGAGGAGACCTCCAAGAGCCCGGACCGTATCGACGCGCTTGTGTACGCCCTGCTGTGGCTGACCTCGCGGGTCAAGATGTTCGCCACCACGGCGAGCCCGGCCAGGGCACCGCTACCCGGGCGCACCTCGCTGGGTCCACTCGGCGCGCGGCTGCCCGGCTACCCGGGTTAGGATTCCGGCAAGCCTCGCGCCGCTGCCAGCTCGGCCGGTCCCGTCTTCCCCAAGATCAGCGATCACCGACGGACGCGGCGGCGCGAGCGCCAACCATCCATCGGGGGATGTGGGGTTGACACAGGGCGCTCACCTCGGCGGGCGCCCTGTGTGCTCCTCCGGATGGGTTGTGCCGTTCCAGGTGAAGCGCCCCTATGCTGTGCTCATGCTCTCGCCGATCATCCTCGTTGTGTACGCGCTGGCCGTGGCGCGGACTACCCGGATGATCACGGCGGACAAGATCTTCGAGCGACCGCGCCGGGCCTGGATCGTGGCCGCCTGGCGGCGAGCCCACTCGTGGACCAAGCAGGAGCCCACTGTCGAGGAACGCCGTAAGGCGCTGGCCATGGTGATGTCCAACCACGCTGATCGACCGCCGCTGCTGGCCTACCTGGTTGTCTGCCCCTGGTGTGTGTCCACCTGGACCGGGGCCGTGGTCGCACCGCTGGCCTGGTACTGGGGCGACCGGCCATGGCTGCTGCTGCCCGCGCTTGCGCTGGCGTTCTCGCACGTGACCGGCTTCCTGGCAACCCGCGAGGGGTGAGACGTGGCCCGACTGCTCCGGCGCACCCCGGCCGCTGTGCGCGACCTGCTCCCGGCGGCCGTCGAGGAGTATCGGGGACTGCCGTCGATCATCGCGGCGGCCAGCCAGGTCCGGCTGGAAGGCCAGTCCAGCGAGTCTCTGCGCATCCGCGACCTGGAGTGGCAGCAGGAGGCGTGGCGGCACTACGACATCAACGGTGAGTTCCGCTTCGTGGCCAATCGACATGCAGGCGCGCTGTCGCGCTGCCGTTTGTACGTGGCCGAGCTGGACGAGCGGGGTCGCCCCGGCAAGGAGTCCGCAGATCCGCAGATTCAGGTGCTGGCGGAGTCGATCTTCGGTGGCCCGGCGGCCAAGGGCGAAGGCCTGCGCACCATCGGTATCCAGAACTACGTAGCCGGCGAGTGCTTCGTCGTCGCCGAGGGTGGCAGCCGGGCCGACGGTGACAAGTGGTACGTGGCCAGCGCCAAGGAGCTGGCCCGCGAAGGCAACACGATCTTCGTCAAGCGACCCATGACGATCGGCGGCGGCCGGCGAGCCCTGAAGAAGGGCACCGACATCCTCATGCGGGTGTGGACGCCGCACCCGCGCCTGTTCGACCAGGCCGACTCTCCGGCGCGCTCGGTCCTGCCGATCCTGCGTGAGATCGAGCGGCTGACCCAGCTCTGCTTCAGCCAGATCGACTCGCGGCTGATCTCGGCCGGGCTGCTGCTGCTGCGCGAGGGCGTGGACTTCCCGCACGCGGAGGACAAGGCCGGCGGCGTGCAGGGTCTGCTGGATCAGATCCTGGAGTCGGCCCGTGCCCAGCTCACCGGGGCCGGCACGGCTGCCGGTCTGGTGCCGATCCTGGCCACCGTGCCGACCGGCGAGGGCCGCTACGACAACGTTTCGCAGTCCTTCGCTCACATCAAGTTCGACACCCCGCTGACGGCCGAGCTGCAACAGAAGCTCGACCAGGCTATCCGCCGGCTGGCGCTCGGCCTGGACATCGCCCCGGAAGACCTCCTCGGGCAGGGCGAGGCCAACCACTGGGGGAGCTGGCAGATAGAGGAATCGTCCATAAAGCTGTTCATTGAGCCCGTTTTGGTACGGGTCTGTGACGCCTTTACGGAGGCCTACCTTCAGCCGGCCCTGAAGGTGCTCGGCAAGGACCCGGAGAAGTTCACCCTCTGGTACGACACCAGCCCGCTGACCGTGCGACCCAACCGCATGGAGGACGCCCAGAACCTCTGGGACCGGGGCCTGATCAACGATGAGGCGCTGCGTGCGGCCGGCGCGTTCGAGGACGGCGACAAGCAGAACCAGAAGCAGATGCTCCAGTGGCAGCTCTGGCAGCTTTGCAAGCTCAACCCGGCGCTGATCGCCGCGCCCGGTGTCGCGCAGGTGCTCGGCGTTCCGACGGCCGTCATCAGCGCCGGCCTTCAGCCGCCGGCACCGGCCGCCCCGGAAGGCGCGCTGCCGCCAGACCAGTACCCCACCGACCAGCCGCCGCCGGACGATACCGGCGGCCCGATGGGCGCGATCCCCGACATGCCGGTCGGCCAGACCAGCCCGGCGCAGCGTGGCCGCCGGCAAGCCCTGGCCGCCTCGGGCGTGGCCGAGCTGGTGGCCCAGCACGCGGCTGCGATCAACCTGGCCGCGCTGCTGCCCGGCGCCGAGCAGGTCGTCTACCGCGCGCTGGAGATGGCCGGCGGCCGGCTGCTGGACCGGGCCTCCCGGGGCCAGCACGCCGACGTGCCGAAGTTCCGCATCCACACCCGCATCCGACCGCGCGACCGCGACCATGCCGGCGAGCTGCTGACCGGGGCATGGGCACACTTGGCCCAGCTCGCCGCGCACGTCAACGTGCCGGAGAACGACCTGGAGTACGTGCTGCGCGAGTACTGCACGGAGCTGCTGCTGCGTGGCGTGGAGCACCGCCCGGAGCTGCTGCGCGTGGTGCTGGAGCGGGCGGCGCAGTGACCCAGCCCGAGCAGCCTCAACAGCCGACCGGGCCGGGCGCCGGTACCGCCGTCGCGGTGGGCGCTGTGGCGCTGGCCGGTACCGCGCCGGATCCGTGGCTGCCGATCCGCTGGCGGCGCTTCGCCCAGATGGTCAAGGCAGAGCGTTCGCTGTTCCGCTCCTACCTCGGGATGCTCTCCAAGTGGATCGATGGCGTTCGGGACCGGGTTGTCCACGGGCGGGTGGTGGACCCGCCGGCCGTCTTCGCCGCCGCGCCCGCGTTCCGTCTCGCGCTCGGCGACGTGATCGATGTGGAGATCCGCGAGATCTACCAGAGCGCCTGGCACGACGTGATGCTCGCCGCGCCGCTGCCGCCCGGCCGCGTCGAGAGCTACCTGCAAGTGGCCAAGAACCGACTGGCCAACGTGCCGGACGAGGTCTACACCCTCATCACCAGCGAGGTCGCCAAGGCTCACCACGAGGGCGCCGCGATCGGCGAGCTGGCCGCCCGGATCGAGACCGTGCTCTCCGACAACGAGGTGGCCACCTGGAAGAACCGCGCGCTGGTGGTGGCGCGCACCGAGGCCATCGGTGCCTACAACGCCGGCACGCACGCCGGCTTCCAGTCTTACGCGGCCCAGCTCGGCGGCGAATGGGAACACGGCTGGCTGGCCACCCACGACGAGCGGGTACGCCCGACCCACCTCGCGGCCGACCTCGGTACCCCCGGCACCGGCCAGCGCGTACCCCTGGATGAGCCGTTCGCGGTGGGCCAGGCCCTGCTGGATCACCCCGGGGCGCGCGGGCCTGTCGCTCTACCTGAAGAAGTGATCCAATGCAGATGCTCGCAGGTGCTGCTGCGACCCGGCGAGCATCTGGATCTGTCCAGGAGGTTCGTCAGGTGAGCGAGATCGCCGAGCTGTACGGTCTCGATGCGGCTCGCTCCCTCCAGGTGGACGAGCACGCCTCGTGCCAGGACGCCGGCCAGCTCTATGGTGGCGCGTACTGCCTGGCCACCCACAAGCCCGGCGTCTGTGCCGGGGTCAAGCGTGGAGGCGCCCAACAGCAGCAGGTCCAGCCCTACCAGCGGCCACATGTCGCGGTACCGGTGGCGCCGGCCGCGAAGACCCGCCAGCAGTCCGACCTGGAGCAGGCCGCACAGGGCGGGTACGCCGCCGCCTACCAGCACGCCCAACAGCTCGCCCAGCAGCTCGGCGCCAACCAGGGACACGCGAGAGTGCAGGCGGCGGCCACCGACTACGCCCACGCGCTGCACCAGCACGGGCGCGCGGTAGCCCGCGCCGACCAGCTTCATGCCAGGCTTCAGCAGCGTCACGACAGCGCGGAGGCGCGGAATACGGCCATCGACCAGGCCAACGCGGCACGGCAGTCGGCGGCCGTCACGCGGGCCAACGCACAGGTCAAGCGTCAGGCGCTGCACAAGGCGGCTGCCCGGCACCCGCGCGCTCGCGCGCATCACTCCATGTGGATGGACGAGGTCGCGCTGTACGCGCTCGGCCAGCCCTTCCAGTTCGCCCTATATGCCCTGGTCGCTGCCGCGCACTGGGGCTGCGAGGTCGGCGAGTTCTGCCGCAACCCGCTGCACCCCGGCCCGTGCAAAGGCTGGAAGCACACCCTGCACGCCGTAGCCCCGGGGGCGTACCACGCCTACGAGAAGACCCGCGTCGAGAAGCTGAACGAACGACGACGGGCCAAGATCGCAGCCCTGAAGGCGCAGGGCAAGCCGGTACCCAAGAGCCTGCTCAAGGACATCACGTACACCGCGCCGGGCGCCAGCCAGGCCCAGCCCGGCTTCACTCCACCGACCGTGCAGGGCGCCAAGGATGTGGTGTCCAACATCGCCGGCAAGGTCAAGACCAACGTGCCGGCCCGCGCCGCACAGCTCACCGACCAGAAGCTCGCCGCCCAGGCGCAGTCGCTGCATGACGTGGTGACAGCGATCCAGGGCAAGACCAACGTGGCGCCGGATGCGGTCAAGACAGCCCTGACCAAGATCAAGGGCAAGCAGGGACCGGGCGACAAGCTCACCGATCATCCCGAGGTGCAGAAGTCCATCTCTGCCCTGGTCAAGAACGTCGGGGACAAGAAGGGACTGACCGACAAGGAACGCGGTGCGCTGCATACCGAGATCACCAACCACGTGGAGGCCGGTACCTCGGGCGTGCCGCAAGGCGTGCAGGACGCGCTGAAGCGACCGCCGAAACTGTCGGCCGAGGCCCAGGCGGCGCACGACGCGCTGACCGACCCCCGCGCCACCGAGACCGAGCGGTTCAAGGCGTACGAGGCGCTGACCCCGGCCAGCTTGCGCGAGCTGGACACCGTACAGCGGGCGAAGATCAAGAAGCACCTCGCCGAGATGGCCGACCCGGCGGCCCCGGTGCCCAACCCTTACGAGAAGCGTGCCGAGGCCGCGCACCAGAAGCTGTTCGGGGCACCGGCACACCCGCCCAAGCCGGCGGCCACCGGCACCCCGAGCCCCGCCGGAGGGGCGCCCGCCTCCTCGCCGATCTCGGTCATTCAGGCCCGCGTCGCGCTGAAGGGCCTGGCGACCATGCCGGACGCCAGGCGCCTGGCCGCGTACGACAACCTGACGAAGGCCGACCTGTCCAGCCTCACGGACAACGAGCAGTACCTCCTGGAGAGCGACCTGAAAGGCTTGCGGGGTCTGGCTGGCAGGCCGGGTCAGGGCTCCGTCAGCCAGAAGGCGGCCGAGATCCATTCGCGCCTGTTCGGCACCGGTACGGGAACCCCCGCGCCGGCATCCACTCCAGGTGGAGCGGGAGCTGCACCGGCTCATGTCCAGCACGTACTGGCCACGGTTGCTCGCACCGCGCCCGGCTCGGCGCTGTCCAAGAACCACCTGACCGCCTACGACAAGCTGACCAAGCCTGAGTTCGACGGGCTCCAGCCGTCCACCCAGGCCAAGATCCGCGACGACCTGACCGCTGCCCGAACGAAGTTCCTCGACCCCAAGAAGAAGGCGGCGGCGGACGCTCTGCTGACCCGCTTCGAGGGCAAAGCAGCGACGCCGGCCGCCAGCTCTCCGCCCGTCTCCGCGCCGAACGCTCACGCTCCCGGCACGCCTGAGGCGGAGGTCGCCGACCACCTGGCGATCATGGCCGACCCGGGCGCGTCCGACGCTGCCGTGATCAGTGCACACACCCAGGCCCGTTCTACGGCATGGGGCGGTAGTGATCCGAAGGCCCTTCGCGACCAGGTGGAGCAGGCCCGGGAGAAGGTGGTCGCCGACCCTTCGCGCTCCGACAAGCTGCGCACCAGGATGATGGCCGACGCGCCCACCGGCCACGCGGACAGCGCACTGCTGTTTGGTACCCCGGGGCTGTCGGATGCGATCTTCGAGACGGTCCACCAGCGCCGGACCGGTGTGCCGACCAGCCAGGCAGTGGAACGCCTGTTCCGCGCCGACCACGACGCCGTGAAGAAGCTGCCCGACTTCGCCCAGCGTGCCCTCGCCGAGGCGCGCAATGATGCGATCCGCAACATGCACGTCGATTCGTCGTCTGACGCCCGCTCGCGGCACCGCACCGCGCTCAACCTCATGTTCGGCACGCGCGGCGACGACCGGAAGACCTACGACACGCTGGACAGCCACTCTCAGCGGATGTTGCAGACGTGGGCGAAGGACGAGCGCGACGGGAAGCTGTCCGCCGGCCAGGTCCGCCCGGCTCTGCTGCACCAGCGCCAGTACGACACCATGACCGACGCCAAGTACCCGCCGGAGGCCCAGAAGCTGATCTCCCTGGCCGGCGATACGACCCCCTCGGCTGAGGAGAAGCTGGCACGGGCGGCGAACGAGTTCATCGACAAGGGGCGCAACGGCATCGAGTACGCCCGGCTGCCGGAGACCTACCGTCGCCAGATCGAAGACACGCTGGCGCACCACGGCACCCTGACCTCGCTCTACCCCGGATCGTCCCAGCACGCCCGGCACGCCCTGGCGTACATGCTGGGCGACCTGACCGCCTACGACGACCGTCGGGTGACCGAGGCGGTCGCGGCGTCCAGCTCGAAGGTTGACCGCCCGCACCTCGACGACACCGAGCGCGCGGCGATCTACAAGACGCTGAGCCCAAGTGATCTGTCCAAGATGGACGTGCGCGACAAACAGGATGTCCTGCGCGACATGCAGATAATCGCCGATAACAAGGGCGGCGCCAGCCTCTCCGACAGGTACACGCTCCAGCAGTTCCACGACCTGGAGTCCTCCCGGCAGCTCAACAGCGACCAGAAGCGTGCCCTGTTCCTCGCGGACCCGAATTACGCGGTTACCGCCCGGACCGTGATCGACACCCTCGACCCGCTCACCAGCGCGGACTACCACGCATTGCCCAAGGTGTACCGCGAGGGCATAGACGCGCGGGTTGATGCTCTGAGCGCCAGCTTCCCGGCGGCCTACGCCAAGCTGAAGGCCCAGTTCCAGCCGAGCTGGAGCCCGCCGCACGCACCTGCCGCGCCGGTCACCCGGACCGCGAGCCCCAACGTCCAGGAGGTGCTGGACACCCTGTACGGCGTGCACCCGAAGGCGCACACCACGGCCCAGCAGCTCAAGGCGTACGCGGGGATCCGCACCGCCGAGTTCCAGAGCCTCCAGCCGCACGAGCAGTCCACGCTGCTGGGCGACCTGTCGTACATCGTCACCACCTCGAAGGGCGGCAGCAACGCCGCCCGCGCCCAGAAGCTGATCGACTACTTCACCCCGCCCGGCACGCCACCTGGACAAATCCCCAACCAGCCGGCCCACATCCCGGCCAACGCGGTCGCCGGCCAGAACCGCTACCCCGACCCCGGCGGCCGGGCGGGGATGCTGAAGCAGGCCACGAACAAGGGCCAGAGCGGCGACGGATTCACCCGCAAGGTCAACGGCGGGTCCGGGCCATGGGGCAAGTACGGCGCGGCCGGCGTGATGCTGCGCCACGTCGACAGCTCGGGCGTCGAGCGGTACCTGATGATCGAGCGCGGTCCAGGCATCAGCGACCCCGGCAAGTGGCAGTTCCCCGGCGGCGCCATCGACTCCCTGGAGACGCCGCACCAGGGCGCCACCCGCGAGACGACCGAGGAGCTGGGATTCAAGGCCGGTGCCCTGGACAGCGCCCGGGTACACGGCGAGCACGTGTTCACCATTCAGGGCGTGGTCGGCCCGAAGAACGGCGAGTGGAAGTACACGACCATCGCCGCCACGGTGCCGAGCCAGCTCACCCCGGATCTCTCGACCCACCACGCCCGCGCGGAGACCTCCGACGCAAGGTGGATGACCATCGACGAGATCCGCAAGCTGGACAAGAGCGGCAAGCTGCTCGGGCCGCTGGCCGGCGGCGCGCTGGAGCGCAACGTGGTCAGCCTGTACCCGGCCGGCACCCCGAGCGTGGGCCGCCCGGGTCCGGTCACCAAGAAGTTGCCGCGCCTGACCGGGACGCCCAGCGTGCCCAAGCCGGCCACGCCACACAAGCCATCGACGGGACGCAACCTCTTGACCGACAAGGCAGCGATCGACAAGCTGCGCCAGGACGTGAAGCAGGCGCGCAAGCAGTACGACGGCAAGACGGCGGACGGCCGGCTGGCCGCGATCGGCGCCATGCAGGGCTTCGATGACACGCCCACCGTCGTCAGCAAGGCTGAGATGGACCGCCTGCTGGCCACGGGCGACTACATCGAGGTATGGCGTGGGGTCAGCGGTGCCGGCGGCAAGAGCGCCGAGAAGATCAACGAGGAGATGCGCAGCGGCCCGGCCTACTACGGCAAGGGCGTCTTCGGTAACGGGTACTACCTGGCCGGGCAGAAGCACGTGGCCGACCGGTACTCAGACAACACCAGGAACAGCGTCCTGCGGATCTTGATTCCGAAGGCGGCGGTGATCGAGACGCACGAGAAGATGGCCCGGGAGGCGTCGGCCATCGCCAAGCCCACCTCGGCCGCCAAGGGCAACCGCTTCGAGACCGGCACCCTGTATGACCAGGGCCGGTACGCTGCCGCCAAGGGTGTGGACGGCATCCGCATCGACCCCGTCAGCTACGGGCAGCGCTCGATGAGTTCGCACCACGTGTCCAAGAAGGGCAAGGAAGCGTACAACTGGCTCAACCGGTCAGTGCTGATCATCCAGGAGGCCCAGTGAGCGCGACGACCGACCTGTACCACCGGCTGTCCGACGCGCTGGGTGGCCACGACGTGCACCCCGACGAAGCCTTCGAGATCCAGCAGGCGTACCTGGCGGCCGGCGGTCCCGAGGCGGCCACCTGGGATGACCTGCCCTCGGACATTCAGGACAAGGTCGCCGCGATCGAGAAGATGCCCCGCCAGGCGTGGGATGATCCTGCCGACGTACCCGACGACCCGGACCAGCAGTAGGGAGCCGACCGTGGCCGACGACAACGAGCCGTGCACCGACTGCCCCGACTTCGCGGCCGTCACCGCAACCGACGAGAACGAGCCGGACACCGGGGCAGACCCGCGCGGCACCAAGGTCACCCGCTGGGGGCCGGTCATGCTCGCGCCCATCGGCAAGCCAACCGGCGACAAGCGCCGGTTCGCGGCCGGCGCGCTGAGCCATCGCGACCTGCCCCTCGGGCTGAAGTGGCAGCGCCAGGACGGACAGGGCCACTCCGGCTCTGTCGTGGTGGGCACCCTGGACGGAATCACCTACGACGACGAGGGCGCCCCGTGGGGGTTCGGCCTGCTGTTCAACCCGGACCCGGAGCAGCTTCCCCGGCTGGCCGAGGATGCCCGCGAGGCCCGGCTGCTGATCGAGCAGGGCGTGATCGGTCCGAGCGTGGACCTCGACGACATGGAGTTCCATGCCCTCGGCGACCCGGAGCAGTACGCGGCGACCGGCGAGCGGCCGGAGATCGAGGTCACCAAGGGGCGGATCTCGGCGGCGACCCTTGTGCCGATTCCGGCTTTCGCCGAGGCGGGGGCCAAGATCCCGCTGATGGACATGGAGCCTGGCGATTACTCGTCGGAGCTGGAGGCCCACAAGATGGCCTTGACGCCGGCCGTGCGCGCCTCGGGATGGGACGACCTGGCGGTGGCGCCGCTGGATACCCCGTGGGACGCGTCCGGCGCGGCGCGGCGGATCAGTGAGTGGGCCGGCGAGCGCACCGATCTGCTGGCGCAGGGATATCTCTGGGTGGACGGAGAGGATGACCTGTTCCGGTTCCCCCTGGCCGACGTGATCGACGGTCAGCTCACGCTCGTACCGCAGGCGTTGACGGCGGCGGCGCAGGTGCTCGACGGACACACCGTACTGCCCGAGCTAGACCAGGCCCGTATGCGCGAGGTGGTCGCCGATCTGCGCGAGTACGTCACCGACCGGGAGATCTCCGCCGCGCTGGCCGCCCTGGACGATGAGACCTATCAGCAGGTGTCCGGCCTGGCCGAGGAGCTGACCGGCGAGCAGCCCGGCACCGCCACCTTCGGCGCGCGTTTCGAGAAGCTGAAGGCGGCGCTCGGGGCCAAGGGCATCGACAACCCGGCGGCGCTCGCGGCCAAGATCGGCCGCAAGAAGTACGGCAGGCAGGGCATGGCCCGGTTGCGCAAGGGCGTGGCGGCCAAGAAGGTGAAGCCGTTGCACGGTGCGGTGACGGCGGCGGTGGACATGGAGGCGATCGTGGCGGCGGCTACCCCCGATGAGCCGCAGGCCCTGCCGGCGGCCTGGTTCGCGGACCCCAAGCTGGACGGGCCGACCCCGCTGACCGTGACTCCAGACGGACGGGTCTTCGGCCACCTGGCCACGTGGGGCACCTGCCACACCGGTATGCCGAACGTGTGCACCACGCCACCCAAGAGCAAGAAGCAGTACGCCTACTTCCACACGGGCGCCGTGGACACCACCGAGGGCGAGGTCGCCGTGGGGCGCATCTCCATCGGCGGCGGCCACGCCGACACCAGGATGGGCTTCCAGGCGGCGGCCGAGCACTACGACTCGACCAGCGCGCAGGCGGCTGTGGTCCGGGCCGGCGAGGACAAGCACGGCATCTGGCTGGCCGGCGCGGCCGTGCCCGGTGCCGACCTGGCCGAGCTGAAGCGTTCCCCGCTGTCCGGCGACTGGCGGCGCATCGGCGGCAACCTGGAGCTGGTGCACGCGCTGGCGGTCAACTCGGGGGGCTTCCCGGTACCGCGCGCCTCGATGGTCGCCGGGGCGCAGCTCGCCCTGGTGGCCGCCGGCACGCTCCAGGTGGAGGAGGACGGGGCGCCTCCAGTCTTCTCGGCTGCCGACCTGGAGGCCCTGGTCGTGCAGACCGTACGGGCTACCCGGGAGGCCGAGCGCGCCGAGGAGCGTGGCAGCCGGGTGCTCGCGGCGCTGAGCGTCATGGATGATGCGATGGGCGTGGGCCAGGCTGCCACGCGGCGTAAGCGGGCGGCGCAGGCGGCGTCCGTCATCACGGGACCGGCCAGGACGCCGGCCCGTCAGGGAAAGGGATAGATCGATGTGTGGATGTGGAGGGGCTTCCCTCGTCACCTCGGGGCCGATCAACGCCGAGCCGGCCACGGTCATCGCGCGGCCCAACAACGGCGAGGCCCGGGAGTTCACCGACCGCGTGGCCGCCGAGGCGTACGTGACGGCGCTCGGCGGTGGCGTGGTCGTGCCCGCGCAGCCGGCCGCAGTGTAAGGATCCGCCGTGTCGTACCCGGCTGACGTGACCCAGGTCGTGGTCAACGGCCTGTTCTCGGCTGCGCAGCCGGCCGGCGCGGTACCGACCGGAAAGGTCGAGTTCTGGCCGACCACCGTCCTTGTCGATGCCGGCACGAAGCAGCTCGTGGAGCCCGGCGTAGTGACCGCGACGCTGGACGGTGCCGGCGCGTTCTCGGTCACCCTCATGGCCACCGACGATCCGGACCTGACGCCGACCGGCTGGGGGTACTGGGTTCGCGAGACGGTCGACGGCTACCCGGTGCGGGTCTACATCATCCAGCTTCCGGCCGCCGGTACCCCGTTCAAGCTGGGCAACTTGCAGCACCTGGCGGTGGTCGCGCTAAGCCCGTACCTGCTCGCCTCGCAGCTCGGGCAGGCCAACGGCGTGGCGTCGCTCGACGGTGCCGGCCAGGTGCCGGCGACCCAGCTCGCCAACGCGGGCAGCGGCGGAGGCGGCGGGGTACCGCTGACCCGCTCGATCAACACCACGGCGCCGCTGACCGGCGGCGGGAACCTGACCGCTGACCGGACCCTGGCGGTCAGCGACGCCACGGCCGGCGCGAAGGGCGTCGTGCAGCTCGCGGGCGACCTGTCCGGTACCGCTGCCGCGCCGACCGTGCCCGGCCTGGCAGGCAAGTCGGCGACCGGCCACGGGCACGTCGAGGGGGACGTGACCAGCCTGGTCACCGACCTCGCGGCCAAGGTCGACAAGGCGACGCTGACCACCAAGGGCGACTTGTTCGTGGCCACTGGCGCCAGCACCCCCGCCCGACTGGGCGTGGGCTCCAACACGCAGGTGCTCACCGCCGACTCGACGCAGGCCAGCGGAATCAAGTGGGCGACTCCGGCCGCCGGTAGCTCGGGCATGGATCAGATCTTCCCGCTGGCCGGGTATGGCCTGCTGGCCTGCTCGGTCAATCCCGAGTCGGACATGGGCACCTCGACGTTCGGCAACAACACGATCTTCGCCACGCGGCTGTGGATTCCGGCCGGCGTGGCGATCACCAACCTGCACGTCGGGGTGCGGGACGCCGGCACCTGGGATGGCGCGACGGCCGGCAACAAGCTGGCCCTGTTCACTGATGCCGGGGTACTGGTGGACGCGACCGCCGAGACACCGTCCATCTGGACGAGCAACGGCTGGCGGGGCGGTGCGCTCGCGGGCGGTGTCGTGGCCAGCCAGGGTGCCGGGCGGTTCGTCTACATCCTGCCGCTTCACCGGGGCATGACGGTCGCGCCCAACGTGCCGTTCCTCAGCTCTGCCAACGACGCCCACGCGCCCTGGTTCGATCTTGGCGTGGGGGTCACGAAGAGGCGCTGTACGATCCTGTCCGGCCAGACGGCGATCCCCGGCTCGTTCGACCCGACCGCCTCCGGAACAGCAACCACCTTCGTACCCGTGGTAGGTGTCTCGTGACCGATCAGCCACTGCCCGAAGACCGGCTGCCGCGTGTCTGCCTCGGATGCGTCGTGCAGTACCCGTTCATCTGGAACACGTGTCCGCGTTGCGGATCCACCCGGTACCGCGACCAGGAGACCGGCGAGGAGCACGACAGCAGCGAGGAGTCCGGCCGGTGACCCCCGTGCAGGAGATCGACCGGCTCATTGCCGACCTGGCGACCATGGCGCGTCAGGACGTGAGCGAGCCCTGGCCCGGCGCGTTCGCCTCGGTCGGTACCGCGATGCACCCCGCATCCACCGAGAAGCTGATGGAGTACTGGGCGCACGGGAAGGGCGCGGCGAAGATCCGCTGGCCGGAGCCCTGTGCGTTCTGCCGCTGCCTCACGCACGCCGGCAAGTACTACCCGAAGGACCCCAAGGGCCTGTGCGCCAACCTGGAGAAGCGGGCCACCGGACACTGGCCCAACGCCGAGCACAGCCGCACGCACCACTGCCCGTGCTGAGCGCGGGCGACTGGCTGCTGCTGGCCGGCGCGCTGCTAGTGCTGATCCTGGTGGGTCGGGTGTGGGCGTGGATGGAGCGCCGTACACCGATCGGCAAGCTGGGCAGCACCCTGGTCCCGTTCCTCGTTGCCGTCCTCGTGGCCCTGGCCGTCGCGGTGTACGTGCTGGCGCGGCGATGAACTGGCGGGTCTGGTTCCACCGATCCAGGTCGATCGCCTGGATGGTCGTGGGCGTGCTGTCGTTCCCGTTCGGATGGGCGCATTCGATCGTGCTGGTGTGGATCGCCTCCCTGTACGCGAACGTGGCCAGCGACTGGTCCGCGTCCGAGGCGGCCGACGATCGTGCCGTGCTGGAGCGACTGGATCGTATCGAGCTGTCGGTCAGTGCTTTGGCCAGCGGGCGATCAGCTCGCCGAGGAAGATCAGGAACAGTCCGGCCCACCCGAGGTGGATCACCAGCGCGCGTGCTCGCGGCGAGAAAGCGTAGGCTGCTATCGCCAGCACGCCCAGGATCAGCAGGATGATCAGGAGTAGGTCCATGGCCTACCGGGTACCCGGCGGCGTGCAGCGTCACACGCGAGCAGGGAGGCAGCGCGATGGCCAACGACACGACCGACGAAGCGGCTGAGAACGATCGGGTACCGGCCGAGAGCGAGCAGGCCGAGGCGGTGCAGCCTGGGACGGTGCAGCCGGCGGGTACGGCGGCGGCCACCGTGGCGCAGCCGGCGCAGCCGGACTATGCCGGGCCGGGCGTGATCCACGAGGACGGCAGCGTGGCGCCGGTCCAGGGCGATGCCCCGAACGTCGGCACCACGGAGCACGTGCAGTAGGCTCGCTATTCACACACCGGCACGACACAGGCCCGGCCTCCTTCAGGTGGAGAACCGGGCCTGTCGGCCATGCAGGTCAGGTGACCGCGAGCGTTCGCTGCCGAACCCTCAGGAGCTGGCGAACCCCTTCGGACGGGACCGTCACCGATCCGTCCCGCAGCTCCTTATCGAGATCAACTACCGCGCGGTAACCGTACTGGCGGCTCGTGCCGAGCAGCGTCCCGACCAGCGAGGTCTGCACGCGCTCGCGCGGGAAGCCGATGTACCAGGCGATGACCCGCCCCAGCGGGGTACGCCAGAACGCCTCGTCGTCGAACGCGCGCTCCCCCACCAGCGCCATGGCCACCTCGCGCGCCGCGTGCTCGGCGAGTTCGCCGCCCCCGAGCACGAGCGCCGCCGCGTAGTCGCGGGCGATGGCGCTCGGGCTGTACTGCTCCAGGGCCGGCGACCCGTACAGGGCGCGTGCTCGGGCGTGGAACTCCTCGACCAGCGTGGCGAGCTGGTCGAGGAGTTCCACGCGATCCACCTTGATCATTGGCTGATTCCCCTGCCTCTGCCTGGTCACCGCGCGATGACCTCGTCCATGATTCGCCCGGCGATCCGGATGGCGGCCGGGGTGCCCGTGACCTGGAGGTTCAGATCGGAGCTGAACAGCCCGCACCGCGTGACCGAAACCAGCACCCGACATCCGGTCTGTCGCTCGGCCTGCTCGATGGCGGCCATGAAGCGCGACTGGGAAAGCCGGCTAACGGTGAACGTGGCGCTGATGGTGGTCTTGGTGAACATGTGGCCCCTCCAGGTGTATCGCTTGCTTGTGTAGCCACTGTATACAGGGGTTGACAGCCCTGTCAACCGGCATCTAGCTGGGGAAACGGCGAGAGGCGCCCTCCCCACCTGGAAGGAAGACGCCTCTCTCACCTGAAGGAAGGAAGCCTCGCCTGGTACGCGTGCCACCCACCGTACTTCGAGTGTAAGGCCAGCCTGAACATGTCGCCAGGTGTCGGTGATTCTTGCCCGGCATTGATCCATCCAGGTAGAGTGCGGCCCAACGAATGCGCGTCTGGCGCTGGCGGTGGGCCGGTCGGGAGCGTGGGGTTTCGTAGCGACGAGAGAGGCGCTGCCCCATGGCAACCATGACCATTGATGAGATCCAGCTCCCCACCGACTTCTCGGTGGTGACCGACGAGCAGCTTGACGAGCTGGACGAGGTCGCCCGCGCGGCGGCCGATCCGATCGTCAAGAAGTACAACGAGGGCGAGCCCCTGTCCGACGACGAGCTGAACACGCTGGAGCGACTGTCCGGCGTGGTGGCGGGCGTCGGGGATCAGCGTGAGGAGCGCGCCAAGGCTGCCGAGCAGGGCGCCGACAAGACCGGCCGGGCCGGCAAGGCGGCGGCGGCATTCGGCCAGCCGGCGGCCTCCACGCCGCCGAGTGAGGGAACCCCACCGGCCGAGCCGGCCAAGGACGACAAGGACGGCGGCGAGAAGGTCACCGCGCCCGGCGTCGGTGCGGTCGCGGCGGCGGCCGGTAGCCAGCCGCAGACCACCGGGCCGAACGTGGGCACCGGAGAGGCCCGCCAGTCCTACACCAAGGCGCTGGCGGCCAACGGCGCGGCCGGCCGCCGGCCCGGCGAGGAGTTCGACGACCTCGCGGGCATGGCCAAGACCATGGAAGACTCCATGGCCGCGTTCGGCGACCTCGGCCCGGGTGCCTTCCACCGGACCAACGTCATCCAGCTTCGCCGTGAGTACCCGGCTGAGCTGAGCATCACCAAGGAAGACACGCTCACGCAGGCGTGGGCCAAGCTGGACGCGGCGGCCAAGGATCCCGGCCTGGCCACGCTGACGGCGGCGGCCGGCTGGTGCGCGCCCAGCGAGATCCTGTACGACCTGTTCGAGCTGGAGGACGGCAACGACGGGCAGCTCGATCTGCCGGAGTTGCAGATCCACCGGGGCGGCGTGCAGGTCACGCCTGGTCCCGACTTCTCCGCGATCTTCGGTGGCGCCGGCTACTGGCACCAGACGGAGGCGCAGGTCGTCGCGGCCACCTCCAAGCCGACGATGGTCGTGCCGTGCCCGTCCTTCACGGACAACCGCCTGGAGGTGGAGGGCGTCCAGATCACCGGGGCCTTCCTCCAGGACCGGGGGTACCCGGAGGTGGTGGAGCGGTTCATCCGGGGTGCGATGGTCGCGCACAAGCGCAAGCTGAACATCTTCGCCATCAACAAGGTGGCCAACGGATCGACGGTCTTCGACTACACCAACGTGACCAACCTGCCGGTGACCACGACCGAGTTCAAGGATCTGACCGCGCTGTCGCGGCTGCTGGCCGTCGCCGGCATCCAGATCATGGACTACCGGTACAAGTACCGGATGCCGTTCGCGGCCACCCTGGAGTGCGTGCTGCCCTTCTGGGTGATCGAGTCGATCCGCGCCGACGTGCAGCGGCGCATGGGCGTGGACCGCGACGACGCCTTCGAGCTGGCGCAGTCCCAGATCGAAGCGTGGTTCGCGCTGCGCAACGCGCGGGTCCAGTGGGTCTATGACTGGCAGGAGGCGCTGAACAGCACCGGCAGCCCTAACACCGCGACCACGGTCGGTCAGAGTGCGGGGGTCTACACCCTGCCCACCACGCTCTACATGCTGCTGTACGCGGCCGGTACCTGGGTGCGTGGCGTGGCCGACGTGATCCGCCTGGACACGGTGTACGACAGCACCAACCTGGCGCTCAACCAGTACGTGCGGCTGTTCACGGAAGACGGCATCCAGGTGATCAAGCGGGGCTTCGAGTCGCGCATGATCAAGATGACGATCGACCCGAGCGGCACCACCTCGGCCACCACCAACATGGTGACCGGCTGACCCTGACGGGCGCGGGGCCGGGCGACCGGCCCCCAACCTCCCCGGAAGGGGGAAGATCATGGACCTGCTGAAGGAAATGGCCGGACTCGGCTTCCCGATCACGGTCTTCGCGGCGGCCACCGACGCGGCCACCAACGGCGTCAACGCCAACTTCTCGCCGATGATGCCATTCGATGGAACCATCACGCGGGTGCTGTTCGTGCCCTCGGCGGCCATCACCGCCAACGGCGGCAACTTCCGTACCCTCACGGTTCGCAACAAGGGCACCAACGGGCTGGCCGGCACCACGGCGGTCGCCTCCCGGGCCTGGTCGGCGGGTAACTCCGTGCAGAGCGTGGCCGAGCAGTTCGCGCTCAACGCCACCCCGGCCAACCTGGAGGTCAAGGCCGGCGACGTGCTCGACGTGAACCAGGTCGCCACCGGTACCGGGCTGATCATCCCGGCCAGCTCGTACATCATCTACGTGAAGCCGCGCTGACGTGCCCCAACCGCCGAGCTATCTGCGCAACCCGCCGGACGCGCCACCGGTCCCGCCGGGTCTGTTCAACGTGGCCGAAGGTCCGCTGGACCTGCCGGACCACGCGCAGACCTCCGGCGCGGTCTGGCAGCCGGACACGTGCGCGCTGGGCCTGCTGTACCCGACCGCCTGCCTGACACCGCCGTATACGGCGTTCACCGCGCAGGCGATCGAGCCGCTGGCCCAGGCGTGGCCGTTCGCCGCGTACGCCTCGCTGTTCACCGGCCGGATCGGCTATGACAACGAGGAGGCCGTCCGGCGGGTCACGCAGCGGGTACTGAAGACCGAACAGCAGGTGGCCGAGCGGGCGTTCTGGGGTGGCACGACCACCCTGTTCACCAATCAGCAGAACTACTGGGGCACCACCCCGGGCGCGGCTGGTAGCGCGGGGATCGCGGGCGTGGCGAACGGGATTCTGGCGCAGTTCGCGGCGGCGGCGCCGGCCGGCATGTACTTCGATCTGGGGACGGCGGCCACGGTGAAGGAGGCCGTCTCCCTGCTGGAACAGAAGGCGGCCGACAACTACTACGGCCAGGCGACCCTGCACGCTCGGCCGCAGATCGCGGCGTACGCGGGCGCGGCCGGGCAGTTCCGGGTGATCGGCCTACCGCCTACGCCCGAAAAGACGTACATGTATACGAACAACCTGAATCTGTGGAACTTCGGCAACGGGTACTCCGGTACCGGTCCCACCGGGCAGGCCGTGGACGCGACCAGCGAATACATGTGGGCGACCGGGCGGGTGATCGTCTGGCGTGACCCGAAGATCTGGGTCTCGCCGCCGGACCAACTGCTGGACAAGACCACCAACCAGCGTGGTCTGTACGCGTTCCGCAACTACATGATCGGTGTCGAGTGCTTCGTGGCCACGATCAAGGTCACCAGGGCGTAAGGAAGAGACATGGCAGCGGAGATCATCCTCGACCCCACGAGGGGCATCCAGGAGCAGATGCAGGAGATCCTGGCCCTGGCCGGCTCCGGTGAACACGGAAGCCCCGACCTGGACATCCCGGCGATCAACTGGTACCCCCGGCCGGACAAGCCGCACGGCGGCGTGGTGCGGGTGCCCGACCACATCGCCGAGGCGCACGGCGCGCGGATGGCCGCACTGAACGTGGCCGACGACGAGGGTACACAGGACGAGAGCGAGAGCGCGCCAGACGCGGGCGCGCAGGACGAGGCCGCGCAGGACGAGGGCACCGCCGACTCGGGCACCACCGGCCGGCGCTCGCGGCGCGGCAAGGCGGCGGCGAGTGCCGGGGAGTCCGGAGGTAGCGCCTGATGGCCACGACCCAGATGCGCCGATTCAAGGGCAAGGTGATGCGGGTCACCCTGCTCGACGTGTGCGGCGCGGTGGTGCACGGGCCTTCCTCGACCGTGATCAACAAGGGCTTCGTGAAGGCGACGTTGCACCCGAACTACGAGAGCAACACCTCGTACCTGGTGCGCAACGCGAACGATGAGCTGGAGATCAACGAGGAAGGCCTGCCCCTGCTGCGCTGGTGGGAGGCGACGTTGGAGTTCGTCAGCGTGGACCCCGCCCTGGTCAACCTGATCACCGGGGCGCCGCTGGTGCTCGACGACGCCGGCACCCCCAACGTCATCGGCTGGCGCTCGCGCGAGGGGGTCACCAACCAGTTCGCCCTGGAGGGCTGGACCGACCTCGCGGGCGCGGCGTGCGTGGCGGGCGTCAAGTCCTACGGGTACTGGCTGCTGCCCTACCTGGTCAACGGCCAGCTCGGTGACGTGGTGGTGGAGAACGCGGCGGCCACGTTCACCCTGACCGCACACACGCACAACAGCTCCCCATGGAGCACCGGGCCGTACAACGTGCGCAACAACGCCAGCTCGGTGGCCTCGCCGCTGCTGACCGCGATCAACGCGCTCGACCACTTCCACACCGAGGTCACCACCCTGGCACCCCCGGCGCCGACAGTCGGCGCGGTTCTGCTGCCGTAACGGAAAGGATTCGCCGCGATGGCGCAGAGTCTCGATAGCCAACTGATCAGCCTGAACATCCAGGCCACGATCAACAACCCGAAGGCCCAGCAGAGCGTCCAGGCGGTCCTCGCGCTGGCCAAGGCGGCTCAGCTCGCCTCGGGCACCGGGGCCAACCAGGCGGACCGTCTGTTCGCCGACACCCGGACCATCGCCGCCTCCGGTACCGACCCGCTGGACCTCAACGGCGTGCTGGTGGACGCGGTGGGCACCACGATGAGCCTTCTGCGCGTGAAGTTCCTCTACGTTGCGGCGGCGGCGGCCAACACGAACAACGTGATCGTGGGCGGCGCGGGCGCGAACGCCTTCATTAACTGGGTGGGCGCGGCGGCGCACACGCTCACGGTACGGCCGGGCGGATTCCTCGCGCTGTACGCGCCGGACGCTACCGCCTACGCGGTCACGGCCGCCACGGGCGACATCTGGCAGATCGCCAACTCGGGTGCCGGTACCTCGGTCACCTACGACGTGGTGATCATCGGCTCCAGCGCCTGACCGGGCGGTTACGCTATCGGCAGGTCCGCGCGTCGTTGGGGACGGCGCCGGGCCTGCCGATTCGCATCTGAGGAGTGCTCGTGGCGCAGAACGTGGACGGTCCCTGCTCGGGGGCGGCGCCCGGCTCGGTCGGCTGGAGCCCGAACTTCACCGACCTGTGTTCCGCGTGGGCCAACTACCAGCCGGCCGTGCAGGAGTACGCGCTCCAGTTCGCCATCTATGTGATCTGGGCGGCGACCGGCCGGCGGTACGGGCTGTGTCCGGTGACGGTGCGCCCGGTGTACGGCAGGGGCCTGCCGACGTACGTGACCTTCCCGGCGGTCTTCGATCCGTGGGGCGGTAACGCGGGCACCTACGGCTGGGGCCTGATGGCGGTCGCTGGCGGTACCCAGCTTGTCAACTTCGCGGACTCGTGCGTCGGCACCCCGCCGCAGATCGCCCTGCCGGGACCGGTCAACGCGGTCAATGCGGTCACGATCGACGGGGTCGCGGTCAGTCCGGCCAACTACCGGCTGGACGGTGACCTCCTCGTGCGCCAGGACGGGAACCCCTGGCCGGTCGCTCAGGATCTGAGTAAGCCGCTCGGGCAGCCGAACACCTGGAGCGTTGACTACGTGCGGGGCGAACCCGTGCCCGTAGTGATCAACAACGCGGTGGCGATCTACGCCTGCCAGGTGGGCAAGGCCCGAACCGGCGGCACCTGCGCGCTACCCAACAAGATCACGTCCATCACCCGTCAGGGCGTGTCCGTACAGACTGTCAGCTTCAGCGACCTACTGAAGGAAGGGCTGACCGGGGTGAGCGATGTCGATCAGATCATCCTGGCCGTGAATCCGTCGCGGGCGCGCTCCCGTCCCCGCGTGGTCTCCCAGGATCTCCCGAGGTACCGGTGAGCGTCGCCGATCCGACCGTCCTGCCGGCGTGCATCGACATCCTGGCAGCGCTCCGCGTGGAGCTGGCCAAGGTTCCGGCCGGGGCGCCCACGCACTTCCGTCACGTGCCCGGCCTGGCCGCTGTCGTGGCGCTCACCGCCGAGGTGGACGAGTGCTGTGAGGGTGTGGCCTGGGTCCGCCTGACCGGCATCTACCCAACCGACGACTTCCCCGTGGAGCAGTCGCAGTGGCTGCCCGAGGGCGAAGTGAGCTGGGCGGTGGAGGTCGAGATCGGCGTGGTGCGCTGCTCCAGGACTTCACCCGGAGCGGACATGGCGCCGGTCGATGCCGACTACCTTGCCGACGTGACGGTGATCACCGACGATGCGGCGGCCCTGCGTCGGGTGGGGCCGAACCTGAAGCTGAACCCGGACGCGCGGATCATCGACTACCAGGCCGGTCGCTGGGATCCGGTCGCGGCCGAGGGGGGATGCATGGGCGGCGCGATGAAGTTGAACGTCCAGGTGGAGGCCTGCGACGCCGGACAGGCAGGGTGAGAACGATGCCTCCAGGTGAACGCCGGCCGCGCAAGAGCATCCGCCCCGTGGCCGTCGAGGTCCCGCTGTCGGAGCCCGAGGAGCCGACCGTCGGGCCGGGCGCGTACCGGGCGATGGTCAACTTCGATGACTTCGCGGCCGGCGAGCTGTACCGGTTGAGGGCCGATGGCCGCACGCTCGCGCTCGTTCAGATGGGCTACCTGCGGGAGGAGGGTGCGGATGGCGACGACCAAGATTCGGGTTGAGCTGAAGCCACGCGTCGTGCTGCTGTCGATCGCCGCCGGCTACGGCTCGCCGTACGTGGCCGAAACGACGCGCCTGATCATGAACGCCGCTCGCATCGAGGCGCCCGTGCGTACCGGCAACCTGCGCGCCCTGATCGGCATGAAGATGCGCGTGAGCCGCAAGCTGGTGATCGGGCAGGTCTACTCCAAGGCGAAGTACAGCCACTTCGTGCACGACGCGACTAGCCCACACCTGATCCGCGCCCGACGCGCCCAGTTCCTGCGCTTCGAGGTGCCGCCCGGCGTGGTGCACTTCCGCAAGGTGGTCCGGCACCCGGGCACCAAGGGCCAGCCGTTCCTGCGCGAGCCGATGCGCCGGATCGGCCGGGCGCGCGACTTCCAGGTGACCGGGTACAGCGCCGCCAGCGGCAAGGTGGGTTTCGGTCTGGCGCTGGACTAAGCTGCGCCACATGACCACTCAGGATGGACAGCGCGATACGGTGCTCCTGCCGCTGGGCGAGCGACAGGTGGTACTGCGCAAGCCGACCGAGGGCCAGATGCTGGTGCTGACCCGGCTGCCCAGGATGATCGAGACGGGCAGGTTCGGCGAGGCCGTGACGCGGTTCGGCGACATCCTGGAGCACCTGATCGTTCAAGAGGACGACCTGAAGTACGCCTACGACGGCCTGGTGGACGAGACGATCGAGCCGGACGGCTACCTGAAGCTGCTGCTCGACGTGCTTGAACACTGGAAGGACGAGAAGTCGGCCGGCGAGACTCCGCGCAAGCGTGCCGCGCCGAAGGCGTCCACCCGTCCGAGGCGGTGACCACCTTCCGGCTACGGCCGGTTGACGTGCAGTTCGGCGGCTGGCTGTACCGCATCGAGCCCCGACCGGCGGCCGACTGGATCGAGGTGGTGCTGTCGGGCGACCTCGCCGACATCTTCCCCGGGCTGCTGGGCGACCTCGCGCTAGAGCGGGACGTATGGGATCAGGTCTTCTCGGGCGAGCAGGGGCAGGACGACATCGCGCGGGCCGCTCATGAGGCGCTGGCGGCGGCGGCGGGCCGTCCGTGGTGGGAGGCACAGCGCCTCATCCAGAGCGCCAGCGACCCCCGGATCAAGGCCGTCGTCTTCGGCGCGCTGGTGCGTTCGGGCTTCGACTTCGAGGTCCGGCCGCTGGCGGCGTTCCTCGACGCGGCGTACTCCTTCGCCGTGGAGAACACCACCGAGGAGCAGCGCGCGAAGCTCGACCTGGAGCTGAAGACTCCTCCACCTGGAGTAGGCGAGGCAGAGGTCTACGACGACGAGGAAGCCGAGGCCGACTTCATGGCCGCGTTGGGGGATACCGGATCCCGAGGCTGATCCACAACGTGCCTGCGTACCCGTACGATGTGGCCCATGGCGCAGCTCGGGCGGGCATTCATCGAGGTGCGCGCCGACCTGTCCAAGTTTCCGGCCGAGCTGCGCACCAAGCTGGAAGCAGCTCTGCGTGAGGGCACCTCGGGCCTGAGCTTCAAGGAGACCGAGGAGGTCGCCGAGAAGGCGGGTGTCCGGGCCGGCGAGAAGCTGGCCGCCGGCATCGACAAGGGCTCCAAGAGCCGAATGAGACAGGCCGCGCTTCATGCGGCCACTCAGTTTGCGGACGGCTTCAGTGCCTTCCTCGGGCGAGCGCTGTTCAACCGTGCCTCCATGTGGACGAGTCTGATCCTGGCGGCCGGCACCGCGATCTCCAACCTGCTGCCGGCGGTGTACGCGCTGGCGGCCACCGGGCCGGCGCTGGTCACCGGCCTGATCGGCCTGGCCGCCACCCTGAAGCTGGCCTTCCATGGCGTGGGAACCGCGATCGGCGCGGCATTCTCCGGCGACGCGGGCAAGCTCAACGAAGCACTGAAGAACCTGGCGCCCTCCGCGCGCTCGTTCGTGCAGGAGATCGCCAAGCTCAGACCCACGCTCCAGGGGCTCCAGCGTGACGTGCAGCAGGCGTTCTTCGTCCAGTTCGAGGGCTCCCTCACCCGGTTGACCACCGCGCTGCTACCAGCCCTCCACGCCGGGCTTACCGGCCTGGCCGGCTCGCTGGGCCAGGTGGCGAAGCAGATCATGGGGGCGCTGTCCACCGGGCAGGCCCGGGACGCGCTGAGCGGGTTCTTCGGCGGCTTGCGGGCGATCTTCGCCGCCCTCGCACCTGCTCTGGGCGGTTTGACCCGCTCGTTCCTCACGCTGCTCCAGGCCAGCACGCCGCTGGTCACCATGCTGGGCGTAGGCCTGGCGCACGTGCTGGACATGTTCAATCAGTGGATCTCCAAGGCGCAGAACAGCGGCGCGCTGATCCGCCTGTTCGATGCCGGCCAGGCGGCCCTGGCGAATCTGGCCGGGCTGCTCGGCAACCTACTGGACCTGGTCGGCACGCTCATGTCCGGCCTGAATACCGGTGGCGGCGCATTGGTCGGCGTCCTGTCCGACGTGGCGGGCGTGCTGGCGACCGTGTTCAAGAGCGCGGAGGGCCAGCAGCTCCTGGCCACGATCTCCATGCTGTTCACCGCGCTGGGCGAGCTGCTGATCCAGGTGCTC